CCAAATCCTGCGCCTGCTAGTCCATAGGTGTAAACGGTTCCTCCTATGGATGCAGCAGTTAAGGCATTTGCAGAAGTTATACCACCTCCGCCGCCACCACCACTGATATATACTCCAACACCTGCCGCTGTCGCATTCCCTGTGCCGCCACCGTTACCACCATTTGCACCGCCATTTGGTGCTGCTCCCGGCGAAACACCTCCATTTCCCGCTGTCGCTGACCCTCCATTACCCAAAATGCCGCCAATAGCTCTAAACTGTCCAAAGCTTGTGTTTCCTCCGCTGGTTCCATTAGAGCCATTTGTGCTGTTTGTTCCAACCGAGGCTCCCCCAACTCCACCTGCCCCAATAGTAACTGTTACAACTGCTGGCAGCGTTGACGCATCGACATTGAATATTGTGACAGGAGAGCTCCCTCCCCCACCGCCACCAAACCTAACGCTTCCAGCAGCACCCTTGCGTCCAGAACCACCGCCACCGCCACCAGCAACAAGCTGAACTTTAACAGCTTTAGCTCCAGCAGGCTTGCTCCAAGTTCCAGAAGATGTAAAAACTTGAACGTCTGCCGTAGCTTGACCACCAGTAGCTCCAGTTAATCCTGTAGCACCGATTCCTCCCGTAGCACCTGTAGCACCTGTAGCACCTGTAGCTCCATCGATTCCTGCAACACCAGTAGCTCCAACTTCTCCGGTTGCTCCTGTCGATCCTTGAATTCCTGTGGCTCCGGTTGCTCCTGTAACGCCAGTGGCTCCAGTAGCTCCGGTTGCGCCACCGCTGCCGCCGCCAGAAAGCCTTGGGTCGTTACCTTCGCATACAGTTCCAGCGGTTGTTCCAAAAAGAACTTGAAACGTTCTATTGGCGGTTAGATTGCCGCCTCCTGTCAATCCCGTTCCAGCGGTAATAGTCCTAGTTTCTGGAACAGCGTCAATATCTTCTGGCGCGATAGGATCGCTTCCACCAGTGAAATGCGTAGAAGCGTGAGGGGCTGGAAGCAAGCTACCGTCCGAAGAAACATAATCCAGCTTACCAGTGAAGGGATTGAATTTTAAACCCATATTAGGAGAGTGTTACGTTTACTAGATTTGCGTCATTTGCAATCGGGGGCTGAACGGAATATGTCAGCGTAAGAGTTGCAACAGGCGAACCGTCTTTTGAATAAACAACGGTAGATGCGTTGTTTGTGGTTCCATAGTAGCTAATGTCGATTTCGTCATATTCTGGAATAGCAAAACCTTGCAAACTTCCAATTGCATCAGAAATCTCTTCTCCAGATGCAATGATTTGGTTTTTGATTTCCCAGTTCTGAACGTCTGGTGTTGATTCCTTAAAACAATTTTCTGAAAGTGACATAATTAAAATTCTTTATCGGTTACGATAATTAAACCTCAACGGGAGTCAAGGCAGAAGCAATGGCTTCATTTAGCGCATTCCATTGCTGTGCATCTGTTAGTTGTTCAAAACAGTTTTGGCTAATAGATTCACGCTCTACACCGATTGATTGGAATGCTTTATAGAACTGATACAATTTACCAGAATCATTCATTTGTGAATAACATCCAAGAGATACAGGAGTGCTTTCTGAAGCGTTATTTAGCGTGATAAGAATCTGATAACCCCAGTTGGTGTAGGGTGTGTCTGAAAAACAAGCCATAATTTTATTTTAGTTTGCCCAAGTGAGAGGGTGGGTTTTACCCCACCCCCTCTTTATGAGCGTTGCTTTTTAGGCTGGTTCTTGAATGTCGCCAACACCATTGCAGTTGTAGCAATCGACTGGTTCAGTCGGAGGTGTGTAGTCATTCAGAGGGCAGCAGGAACCGTAGAGGTTCTTGGTCTTAGGCAAGCGATGCAGGAATGAGTGCATCAAGGTTGGGTCTTTGATCTGTGCTGCGAGGCGGAACTGAGCTTGATAGAAGCCCATCTTGCGCCAGCGGTTGCACTCCCAATCTGGATTCTTCCACTCCCAATCACCAGCGTAGTTTTGGCCCATCATCTGAGCTTGGCTGTAGCCAGTTTGAGAAGGCATTGTCCATTTGATCATTGCCTTGTTGACCATAGCAACCGAGATTGCGAAGTCGGCATTTGCGTAATCCTTGTTCGGGATGTAGCTGCAACCGTTCTCCTGAACGATCTTGGTGTAGCGAGGCACGCGAACGAGCTTCGCCCATGTGGTTGGATCGGTCGGGCTGAATGGTCCTGCTGGCTGATCGGCAGACGGGGCTGCGTTGAAGCGAGCGGCGTTGATGTCGTATCCGAATGCGTAGTCACCGATAACGCGATTGACACCCAGCTTGAGGCTGGAGAGGCGTGCGTCGAAGTCGGTGTTTGCATCCCAGTAACCGTTGTTGCGCTTGGCTTGGAAGTAAAGCGCACGGCCAACACGAGGGTCAGGGATAACGATGTCAAGAAGCTGCATACCAGTGGCTTCTGCGATGTCGAGACGGAAAGCGTCGTCCTCGTTTTGGAGGTCGATCAATGCGTCATCGAGCATGTCGAGCGAGAGGTAAGCGATCTTAGGAAGATCAGCAACAGCAACTTTAACGCGAAGCTCACAGAGGTTGTAACCGCTGTTGGAGTTTTCTTGGTTGTCGCTAGTTGGAACGAACCAAGCAGCGTCATCAAGAAGACCGCAGTAAGTGCCGTCATCAGTGGTCAGACCAACCCACTTGTGGCCGGAACCACCAATGTAGTTGCCGCGAAGGAACTCTTCATGCACGTTCTTAGTGATACGGGCATTGCTCTCTTCAAACTGAAGAATTTCTTCAGCGGGGAAGAGGCGATAGAGAAGGCTCTCAACGCAAATCCAGTCGGTGTGCATCTCTTTGCGCAGAAGCTCAAAGGTGTAGCTCTCCGTGCCGGGGCGTTGGATAACCTCGCTCAAGGTAGAGCAAGAATCGGTTTCGCAGTATCCGTCAACAATCTTGCGGAAAGGGGTGCAAGGATCGTAGAAACCACGACCGAAACGGAAACCTTTCTGCTCGGTGGTGTGGTTGAGGGGCCAAGGCTGCTCCTCGAAACGGGTGAAGTATGTGGAGTTGGTGACAAGCTTCTTGACGTAAAGATCGTTGAAATACTCACGACCCTCGCGGAAAAAGCTGTCCAACTCTTCACACGAATTGAATTGAATCATTTCTGACATATTAGTGTATTTTGTTTGAGTTAGTTTTTGTTGTTGCTTGTGGCACTTGCTACGAAAACTCGAAAGCATCAAGCGAGTGCCTGTTTCTTTCGAGCCGGAGTCAACCCTCGGTGCCTATTAAAATAGACCAGTCCGGAATACCAGTTTTTATGCGAGATTGGAAACTCGCCAGCCAGAGCGGACTGATCCCCCTAATTGCTCACGCTTTCGGCATACTCTGTATTCGGCAATCTACATATTACTATTACCGTGTCAAGCATAAAAACAAAAAAGGGGAACAGATTTTACTCTGCTCCCCTTTCAGCTAATACGGAAACGAGGGCTTACCTAGCAGTTTGCATCCGTCCTTGTGGCGTAAACTTAGATAGTTTAGCCATCAGTCCCTCCGAAGGACTAATCCGCCTTTGCTGAGAATCTGTTGTCGATTTCGGTGATCCTTCAATCTTTGAAGCTCCCTTGAGCTTGTTAATAAAATCATCCTTTTCTTTTAACATTTCAGACTGTGCCTTAACAAGAGCTTGAAGCTTTTTGTATGCTCGCCCTTGGTGGATAAGCCTGTTCATTTCATCAACCGATGCAGGATCATTTGACTGTTGAGTTGCTGCCAGTGCTATTGCTTCATCGCGGGATGTATCGAATGTGATACCTTTATCCTTCATAAAGGATTCGATCTGCTCTGGAATTGCAATCTCGCTGTCCACTTCTTCAGCCTGACGCTTGTAGCTATCGCGCCATGTATTGATAAACTGACTGCGTGTTGCTACTTCTTTCTCCTTAGCTTTTCGGGTCAACTCCATCTTGGTTGTTTGCCAATCGGATACAGCCATCGCATGACTCTGCGTTGCCTTCTCGAAATCTTTGATAGCGTCAACAAAGCGAACTTGGTTGTAGGTATCGAGAGAATTGGTCAGTTCTTGGAATGCTTCTTTTCGTTCGCGTAGTGCCTCCCTTTTCGCTTCTTCAGTTTGCGCTGCGTAGATGGCAGCGTTAGCCGCTGTTCCACGGTTGAAGATGGCAAGAAGTTGAGCATCATCGCCAATGATTTCCTTAGCCTCGAAATAGGCGTTCTGAATAGGTGCAACATACTTCTCTTGGAAATCTGGGCTTTGTGTAATATCGTGGAACTCTACCTTACTACGAAGCTCTTGAATCTCTTTTGTAAGATTGGCTTCAAGTTCTGATTTCTGTTCGTTGATTTTATTAAGTTGTTCTTGGTAGTGGTTTGCTTCTGCTGTTGTTTGACTGTTCTTTACTAGCTCTTCAAGCTCTGTAATCTTGCTGGTGTATTTTGGAATCTCTTGGTTCTTGTATTTCTCTAGCTCTTCTTTGAGACGCTTGTTCTCTTCAATTTGTTTTTGAACAAACCCCGGCTTTTTCTTTTCCATCTGAATCAGCGGCTTCTTTTCCGTGTTATCGGAATCGATAACATCTTCAACAACATCTTCAGAAGAATCGCTATCAATTTGTGTATCTTGTTGAATTTGCGATCCATCTGGATTACGTGAAAACTTCTTTAGGAAGTCAGCAGTGTTTCCTTTGATTGGAACTTGTGGTTTAGATTGGAGGTCTTTGATGATCTCCGCTGTTTCGTTGTTTTGTGTTTGTTCGCTCATAAATTATGCTTCATCCAAGTCTGGATCAGATGCTTGCTCGATTTGCTGTTTGATCTTCTTAGCTTTCTTGAATTGCTCAGTTCCAGATTCCGCGCTTGCCTCGATAGTTGCAATAGCGTGTCTGACTGACTCAATCCCGTTAGCAGGGCAAGTCATAAGGATTTGTGTTTTAAGCGCATACCAATCATCGTGATTTACGATTGACGCGCATAGACCTTGGATTCTATCTGTCGTGTTCATTGATTAGGTTGTTGTGTTACTGGCTGAGTTTGCTCCATCTCTGGAGATTCCATTTCCTCAATCTCTTCCTCTTCCTCTTCTTCAAGAACCTGTGCTTTAGGAACCTTACCCATTGCCTTCTCAACCTCGGCACGGGCCTTGGCTTTCTGTAGGGCAAGTTGAGTGATGCCTTGCTGCTTGCGCTGCTCTGTGCGTTGCGCGTGGCTGATGGAAGCCTTACCGATTGAGATGTCTGCGAGTTTCTGCTTAGTATCGATCTCGATACCAGATTTAGCGGCGAGGTATTGGAGTTTAATATCTTCTTCAGACATTCCTTGGCCGTTTCCTTTTTCTTGCTCTGCTGCCAGCATATCTTGGTAAACCTGTCCAAGTTGGTCTGCCATGCTTCCAGCTTCTCCCATACCCTGCATGAATTGCTTGAGGAAATCTTGTTTGGTAGCGTCTTTTGCAATGAACTCCACGTGAGCCATGATGTGTCCACCTTTGAACTGAACAGAACGGACTGCCTTTGCAAGTTCGTTGATGTCTGGCTGTCCTGCTTGAACCATCTGCAAGTTTGTTTGCAGTTGCATCATCATGTCTGCAAAGTGACCTTGAGCGTGTTCGATATGCGGGTCTGTTGGCAGCACAGGGAAGTTTTGTGGGTTCACGAAAACGTCTGTCATTCCAGCGTTCTCGAAACCGATAATGCGAGCGTTATCATCGATGCGCTCTGGCTTAGTATCACGGTAACGAACTACGTTGTCCCTCCCGGCCAAAGCTGCGATGGCGTCCTTAACGGCATTTTCTTGTCCTTCGTTGGCTGGTGTGATTGAAGTAAGTTGAACAAGTTTCTCCGCAGTAATGAGCTTGAAGGAGGGGGAACCTGCTCCGTTGATGAGGTTGCTTCGCACACTGGTAATGTTCTTCCAAGAAGCCGCTTCCTTTGGAGTGCCAAGCTGTTCAAGGATGTCGTAGAATTTTTTAACATATTCATATCCGTCGTCGTTTCTATTCGCAGAAACAAATCGTCGGTATAGCTCTTTAAAGTATAACGTTTCGCATTCATTGAAGCGACGGATTTGTGTTCCAGAAAGTTTTGCTGATTCAGCGGCATCAAGCTCTGCTTCGCCTTTTGTGCGCTGCTTGCCTCCAGCGGTTGGCGCACCGATACGGTATTGTCCGAGGTTGCGGTATAGATCGCCCATGTAGAACTGCATGAAGCTCATGCTCTCTCCTACTGGAAGCTGGAACCTGTTCTGTGTGAATTTAGCACCGTCTGGCATTACGCTGATTGGAAGCCATTCCATTTGCTTTAGCATCTTGCTCGCGTCGGGCGACTGACCTTCAACCATCAGCATTGAGTTAAGGCGCACTGCATCAACCAAACCGTTCATCGTGAAGTCGTATTGGCGGCATGCAACATAGGCTGCTTCTGCTTGACTCTTAATGTCATGGAATAAACCAGAACCAACCGAGTCAGTGAGCATATACATGATCTCGCTCCAGTCGCTAAAGACTCCAACTTGTAGTTGCAGGAAACCGTGCTGATCGCGGATTATCTCTTCGCTGATCTTGTTGTTACCTTTTAAGGAACCGTTGATGTGAGTGATGATTGGATTGTAGTCCTGCAAAACAACAGCCTTACTGATCTTACCGTCAAATTCACGCCAATAGATTTCGTATAGGTCAATCTTCTGGTTGACGCTCAAAGACCAGTTGAAGCCAGACTCACTGATTGTGCGGAAGAAATCTTCGCGGGATTTGTTATGCTCGCTGAATGCGCGGTGGAATCGGATAGCATCGATAACTGCGTCTACATTCCAGCCTAGTGCTTCTGCCGCTTCACGGTTTTGGATGACTTTGTAAAGTTCGTAGGGGGTTGGGCGGCGACGAACAACGAACTCTTCAAGATTGCTGAAATCAACTTTGATGTCATCTGGAAAAAGGAGGTCAGAAAGGAAGACGTGCTTGGGCATCCATCCAACTGGCGAGTCCCACATTCCGATTCCTTTGCCGTAAAGTAGCATGGATTCGATGTCTTGTTCCTTGTTGTAAAGGTATCCCGGCCATTCACGGATTGCTTGGTCGAACGCTTGCGTGATGTTTTCCGAGTGAACGTGCTTTTCTCTTTCGTTGCCGAATTTTGTTTTAATCGTGGCGCACGCTTGCCTTTCGGTGATGATGTCATAATAACTTGATTTCTGATTATTTACGATTGCTTCAAGACTTCCCCAGTTTACGTCACTTTGCCAAGGCAATTTCTTTTCAGCTATCTTACTGTAGCCAGTAGGGGGGAACCGCTTGTAACTCTTATAGATGCGGATTCTTTTATTTTCTCTTCCAGTATTGTTTCTCGCAAGATTTTCAGCGATGTTCCAAGCATGATTTGCGGAACTGATTCGTGTCTTGGGAGGCTCACCATCGGGGCCAAGAGTTAAAAGTGAAAAGTTATCGTTGCCTGTTGAAATCATTGTATAGTTATCGTAAACGATAATGAGTTAGTCAAGAAAACATTGTGTTAAGTTTCTGCCTGCGCTTTCCACAAGCAGCACAACCCTTTGCCTTTTTCTCTAGTTTTGTTCCTGTTGCTTTGTCTATGACGCGAGCGATGCCGTGTATAACATTTGCAACAGTGTCGCCTGTTTGCATCCAGCATCTTCCTTCTGGTTGCCTAAGACAAATCTGATGCTCAATATCATCAGCAAGGGTTGCTGGAATTGGATACTGATTTACATCCATATCTTTTTTTACGTTCGCAATGAGATTGCTAAATGTGCTTCCGTAAACGGTAGCTGGAAATTTCAGTGTCCCTTTAGTCAGTTCGTAACGATAGAACCATCCGCCGACAGGAGACAATTTAGGGTCTTTCAATTTCATCTTGTGTAAATATAGAATTATTGTTAAATGGAATTATGTCAAGCAAGAAAACGATCAATAAATACGGGATGGCTTTTCCAGACACAATGGACGATTTGAGTATTGAATTGTTCTGCTACTCAATAACCCGTGGTCAGTATGGCCGAACTTATTGCATTAAGAATAATATTGATCTAGGCGACTTTAAGTTACTGACTCCATTCGAGCATTTTATTAAAGCAGTTCAATTTCAGTGGCCTAACGATGTGTCTATAAAATCAAGAGGCTACATGAATACTCAGCTTCTTAGAACTATTGAAGAGCTTTGCAATAATGATGACGTGGTTCTTGCTGGAGCCGCATCTATGGGTAAGTCGTTTCCTGTTGGTCTTTGGATTCTTCTTGATTGGTGTTCCGCTCCTACCTGCACATCTTCTTGGGTTGCCACTACGACTATCGGTGCGTCCGAGGATCGTATCTGGGGTATCATCTCAAAGCTATGGAAGTGTTCGCGGATTAAGATTGGAAACCTAATGGACTACCGCCACATGATCGTATGGGGAGGTGGAGACGGTGGAGACCAAAAGGACTACAGTAACGCTATTAAAGCTCTGGCATTCCCTCAAGGTAACGAAGGACAGAAGGCTATTGACACAACCCGTGGTCGTAAGAACAGTAGGATTCGATTGGCCCTTGATGAGTTGCCAGAAATGGAGATGGGTGCGTTGACAAGTAAAGTCAACCTTTCTTCTAACGACGATAAGGTGTTTATCGGTATCGGCAACCCATCTTCTGGTGACAATCCGCATACACGTTGGTGTCTTCCAAGAGGGCAGGCTAACTTTGAAAGCGTGTCAATGGACATGGACAAGTGGGAAACCGAGACAGGCGTTTGCTTGTTCTATAACGGCATGCGTTCGCCAAACTTTCAAGCACCATCTAATGAGCCTCCACCATTCCCGTTCCTAATGGATAGGACAAAGCAGGCTCAGATGTTGCGGCAGTGCTACGGTGATGAGAATGCTGTTGACTATGTTCGTAACGCTATTGGCTGGTGGCCAAAGGCTGGCTTTGCTCAGACCATTCTTACTAGCGACTTGATACGTAACGCCAACACCGCAGATGAACCATTGTGGTCTTCAGAGGGATTAACCAAAGTAGCGGGATTTGATACTGCATTTACCGCTGGAGGCGATAGGTGCGTGCTTACAATAGCCAAACTTGGATATGTTCGCGGGACTCAAAACAAAGTAATGTTTATGGAGAAACAGCACGTTATCCAGCTTTCCGCTAGAGAGACTGCTGAATTTGAGAACCAACTTGCTACTGAAGTTGTCCGTATCTGCCGAGAAGCTGGTGTTGAGCCAAAGAGATTTGGTATGGACGTGTCCGGTGATGGCGGTAGGGTTGGGCAGGCTATTATCAGAGAGTGGCTAAAGTATGACCAAAATGGACATAGTATTGTTCTAATCTCTTCTATGGGTAGGCCGACTGACCGTATCGCGGCGGATGTGGATAAGCGTCCATGTAAGGATGTTTATGATCGTCTTGTATCCGAGTTCCACTATTCTGCCTATCACGGATTCAAAAGTAGAACGATATGGGGAATTGATTATGCCAGCGAGCTTGGTAGAGAGCTTTGCCTTAGAAGGTATACTCTAAAGACTCGCAAGATTTCTATTGAGACTAAGAATGATTTTAAGGCGCGAATTGGATACTCGCCAGACTGTTTTGTTGAGGGAACATT